GACTTCGGCGAAGTCACAGAGATAGAGATTACTGTTCAGTTTCTGAGTACTGCTGTCCTCAGGAATCCTGAACGTAACGATATAATCCTCGCCGAACTCGTTAACAGTCTTGTACCCTATCCAGCTTGTTGGCTTAATCTGTAACGAAGTGACATAGTCACGTTTATAAACCTTACCTGCCACACTGACGTGCAGGAAATCAAGATTATAACCTTTAACCAGTCTGACAGAGCTATCGCTAGACAGGTCACAGAGCACGAAATCCGAACTCGAAGCGAAGATCGAGAGGAACTTACAGTTTTCGAGTTTCAGGTCGTAGAAGTAGGAAAAATCGATATCGATGCTCGTATTGTTAAGTCCGATAACCTTAACTGAGTCGAACCGACAGTGTTTAATCCGAATTTCACTGAGATTCTGGAACGAACTAAAGTCGAGTTCGCCAGTTACTCGAACCATATCGAGAGTCAGTTTATCGGTTTCGAGAGGGACTTTCGAAAGATCTAAGTCTTTCTGAATTACGAACCAGTTTCTTTCGGCTAATTCATTTCGCATATTTCGGCTATTAAGCTCCTTTCGAGTATTATTTACGGGTAAACTAAAAGAGCTTTCCGTTTCGACAGAAAAGCTCAGAGGGTAGTATTAATAATTTCTATTAATCCTACAGAAACGAACGAAGTCTTTCGGCTTTATATATATTATATATACATATATGAGTTTCTACTCAACTTCGATCTGGAACGCCGACATGTGTCAATCTTTTTTACAACCTGTACACCCGGGGAGGGGCCAGGGGGAGCCCCTCCCCGAGGTAGAGAAAGAATGTGAATTAACCATGACAGGAGGAAGGAGGGAGGAGAAGAAGAACTGTTTCCCACTTTTTCTCTGGAAAACCACTCTTTTTTTCCCTTGATTCCCACTTATCCACAGGTTATCCACAACTTTTCCACAATTGTTTCCACATTCTTCCTCGAGCTCCAGCGAGAGGTCCGCTCGCTACTGCTCGCGGTAGCTTATGAGGGAAACTAGTTATATTCTTCCCTTCAGCCAAAGAGGGCGCAGCCCGACGAGCGACGCGAGGAGTCTGAGTTCCTTCGCTCCCGCTGGTCGCGAGTTCTGTAGCGGGACAGGATCAGTTCCTCTGTTACCGCTCGCTTCCGCTCGCGGACCTCAGCGGCTCGCTCCCTGTCGGAGCGACTCGCCGCTTCGTTCCGCGTAGCTTCACTCGCTTTCTGTTCGGCCCCTTCGGGGCCTCACGGTGTCGGTCTGCTTTGTATGCCCTCGCTTCGCTCGGGCCTCGTGGACGTCTAACGTCCGCTCTTCACAGCCTACCGCGAACGGCTAAGTGAGCGGTCGTCCCCCTCTTTCAGAGATGCGGCGTGAGCGAGCGTAGCGAGCGAACGTTAGACTTGTATCGACGCAGTTTGCAAAAAATTTTTACATACATGTTATAGGGTAGTTTTGAAAATTGAAATTAAGCCATTTTTGACCAGATCCGACATGTTTTAGAAAGGCAGATCATCTCCTTCTATGTCCTCTGGAGGAATATCTTTAAACGGATCTTCCAGGTATTTCCACTCTTCAGGTTCTTCTTCATCGTCGTAATACGGCTTCATTCCAGTCGTACGAAAGTAAACTTCTTCCCAACTCTCTTTCATCATCTTATTCTTATAATTCACGAGTTGTTTACAGAGTTCGTCAGCTGCTTTATCACCGATATTAGCCAGAGTGCCGTGCAGCTTTTCTTCATTATAGAAGTATTCACAAACCTCCTCGTCTGTCAGATTCTCAAAACGAATTGGGTTAATAAACGGTTCGAGCTTAAGTCTTCCTTTCAGCCCGTCCTGCATCATGAATGGATCAGCCAGGCAAATAGATCGATAATCACCCCATCTCAAATAAATGTGGTCAGAGTCAACATAAATTATATTTAGCTCATGGAGTTTGTTTCTCAGGTATTTCACGGTGTCAGACTGGAGTCCAGATACCTGACATACTAACTTAGTTGCTGGCCTGAACCAGGGTTTAAACTGCGAATAAGCAACCAGCAATTTTGTTTCATTCTTCGTCAGCTTCATGTTCCTGCTGAACGTCTCGATAATATCCTTATCTGTTTTAGGATCAGAACTAGTTTGTTCAACATGAACAATCATCTTCGGTCTTCTATATACAGGCAAATCAATCACTCCAGTCACAGGTATTATACCAAAAATAAAAAAGATAACTGTACCCTTCTCCATATATACTACTGGAACATGGTACAGTTATCTCTGATTAAGGACGAATCTTCTCGTAGCTGATATTGATATCATAACCGAGGATTTCCATCATACGGACAAAGTTCTTATTCACGACACCCATTCCACGGGAGAGGTGGCTGGTGCAGTTGCCGCTGACCTTCATCTCTTTTGCGAGGTCGATAGTGTTCATTCCTTCTTCGAGCATTTTGGTCCTGATGTCCACCTTCATGTTGTTCCTGATCATAATTCGTTCCTCCTCAAAATTTTTAAATAGTTTTTTATAAGCGGGGTGGCCAGCCGGAGCCACCCCGCTATATATCAATAGTATTAGATTTCAGCCACTACAGGGCTCAAGGTACGAACCATTTCTCTGGCCTTCTTCTTCAGGTCTTTGTTCTCATCCAGAGAGAACTTAACCTTAACGCCCTTGGCCTTCTTGACCTCGAGGAGCTTCTCCCAGAGATCGCGGTTCTTGGCCTCTACTCCAGAAGGAGTAGTCCAGTTGTTCTTGAGGTAAGTCCCGATAGTGCCTCTCGTAGCGCAGTCATAGATGTAAGTGCAGCTCGAGTGGATCTCGATCGTTGCACCCTTAGCCCGGTCATTCAGGGCCTCGAGAGCGCTGATGATTCCATCCAGGGCCATACGGTTGTTCGTAGTCTCGGAAGCAGAGCCAATGAATTCCTTCTCGTGCTCACCGAGTACGAGCTTGGAGATATATGCTCCATTCTTGTTCTGAGTGTTCGCGCTTCCCTCAACCTTCAAGATAATATTCGCAGGGGTCTTGTCGAGTTTCCGATTCATAGTAGCCATTTTGTTTCTCCTTTCATTTTCACGTAAGTTTCTTATATCGCTCCTGATATTCATCAGGATCTTTCCGAGTTTGTTCTGGCCTCGACCATTTCTTTTGTCGACGCCCCAGAATGTGTCACCCCAGAGGTTTCCCTCTACGAGTTCCTGTTCACCTGTCGCGAGTAGTTTGTCAGCGAGATCTGGATGCTGGATGAATTTTGCATACACGATCTCAGCCATAATGCGTTCTTTCACGTCCTCCCAGTCACGGCGAAGCTTCACCTTCCTTCCGTAGCGCCTGGACTCAAGAGGACTGAATACTGACATCATTGTCTGAATGTACGGACTTTCAGATTTCATTGCCTGGAAAGCCGACTCCGCACTGGAGAAGGTAAGCCCGTTGTAATTCACTGTGCATTCATAGAAGTTAGAGAGAAAATGGTTTTCGTTGTGAAAATCAAGAATAGCCACAGCAGTCCTCCTTTCATTTTCGTTTTTATATAGAAAGCTATTCTTCATAATCTACGCAGAGCGATAGCGATGCGAATCTAAAGAAAGTGAGAGCCCCTTGCCTAAGGGGGCTCTCTATATCTAAGGAGGATTCCACATGGCCGAACCTTGCGGTCCGACAAGCCTTGCTTACTCTTGCTCAAGGAGTAAGTCGAGGGGCTTTAATCTCAGGGCTGACGATCAGTCAGTCCCGAGTTTAAAACCTCTCAATTAAGCGCGAACCCAGGCACGCTTGAACACGATACCTGAAGGCATTTGTTTCCGTTCCCGTTTCGGTTCATGTTTCGCTTCCTGAACCTGATGGTTCTTGGCGTAGTCCTCACGGCCAATCTTTGCGAGGGCCGCACCCATAGTTCTGTCGAAGTATCCAGATCCATTCACCCAAGACGAATCATTCCTGTTCCAGTTACTCATGTTTATTCTCCTTTCATAGTGAGTCATTCCTGACTCTTCACAATCTGCGCGGAGCGACTTAGCGACGCGAATCCAAACATGGAGAAGTCGCCACTCACTCTGGTATTGAGAGAGCGAGCGAAGCGAGCGCGTAGCTTCGAAGCGAGCGTAGCGAGCGAAATCCGCAAGCTACCCAAATATGGAAGCTACCCATTTAAAAAGAGAGACTTAGTTATCCAAGTCTCTCGTACTCAATCACTGCGTCCTCATTAGCGGCGAGTATAGCCTGAATGTTGCCCCAGAGTTCCTGAGACGAAGGAGCGATCAGTCCGGGGAGATAGCCTTTGTCCTGCATGTCGGCTATCACCATCTCGGCCTGCTCCCTGTCCGCGAACGCCTTTCCGAACCATGGATCGTTTGATTCATCAACGCCCCAGTAACCGGGAGCTGTGTACATACACCAGTCGATGATCACATAGTGGTCACCGATCTTTGCATGTTCAATACGGTCTATAGTAGTCATAACGAGCCTCCTTTACTCGTTCAATAGTTCCTTCTTAGCGTCACCAAGAAAGTCTTTAAGGATTGCGTTCAGTCTTTCAACCTTCTTGGTGAATTCAATATTACGGTCTTCGTAGATCTTACGAGCTTCCTCGTTATATCTACGAATCAAGTCATAGCTGACCCTTTTCCCGAAGGGCCTATATCCAGTCGAGATAGCAACATCGCCACAGAAATAGATGTCGCTATTCCAGCCATATACCCCGCAGGTGTATCCAACCTTCCGCTGGTACACCAAAAGATAGTAGAGGTCACAGTATCCTACCTGGACAGTGAATGGAAAGGTATCAATCACCTGACGAGAAGACATTTTGATTGCCACAGCTATTCCTCCTTTATGTGGCTGAATAGATAATTTACTGGAGTTTTTTTACACGATTTCAGTCTCTGGCTTACCGCTCGAGCAAATAGTCATCCTCGGGAGTAAGCCCATATTTCTCATAATTCTTCTCAGAATTTCTGAGGAATTCCAGAGCTTCACGGTCGTTGACGAATTCACGGAGCTTCCGGCCAATCCTCACGATATAGGAGTAGCCAGAAATATGGGGTTCATTAACACAGGGGATGTAACCAGTCATAATCGTTCCTCCTCATATTTAGTTGTGTAACGTAGAGCAAAACGCTCATTCTCCATATTCGAATTAGAGCGGAGCGAAAATTAAGTCGATCCGCACTTAGGGCAGTAGTAGGACCAGGCGTTCCTGGCGATCCTGCCCTTACAGAACGGACATTCATCGTAGACGAAGAGAGTAGACTCCACGTAAGAGTCGTTGTCGCGGTCATATTGCATGACCTTGAGGGTGATCCCGGCCCAGTGGCAATGATCCACGACAGCAAGGAGACAAGGAGTGAGACCCGTCACGTAGACAGTGATCTCGTCCCACTCATTACCGATAACGTTGCTGGCGTGTTCGTACAGTGCTTTGTGGTCCATCGGATTCTGGACTTCCTCAGTCCAGATGTATTTATCCACGGGCAACGGGTGACGTCCGGCCACAAGGCCGAACACAGCGGTCTTTCTTTCTCTGAGCATAGGCAGCATAAGTGTTTCCTCCTTGTTTATAGTCGTGAGTATTATGATTTGGTCGGAGTAAAGCGACGACCAGCACTCATTGCCCACCTTCCTTCACCCTGCAGGTCACGGCGGGTATAGCCTGCACGGTTCAGCCAAGCATTGGTTCGAATGACTCATCATGTTCTAAGCGGAGCGTAACGCTAGTGGAGCGACGCTAATCCAGACAAGGAAGCCCGAACCACTCACCAGCCGCTATGGCGAAGCGAGTGTAACGAGCGGTAGTCTCCCGTGAGTTCCGCGAACGGGGACGTTCTTACGGGAAGTACTGGAATTTGGGAGAGGATATCTCTCACCTTCGAAGCCGACCGAACGGGAGGCCAGCGAGCGAAGCGAGCAGATATCCAAGCTACCCAAAAGATATCCCGCTTCCCACGGGAAGGGCCTGTCTCTAAGGCTGACAGGAAGCCCTTGTATTAATCGCTTGTCAGTGCGATAATACCCACGTGTGGTGATGATCCTTACTCAGCAAGCAGTGTAAGTGCCTCTGAATAAGTCACTACCTCGATTTCTGATCCGTCTGGAAACGTAACCAGAAACCCATAGCCAGTGTCTTCGATCATCACATCACCTCCTTTCTGCAAGGATGGTGTGCTGACAACCACACAAAAAAGCCTCTAGGTGTTTGCCTAGGGGCTTTTCCGTATGGGAGCAGTTTACAGTCATGCTCAGGACTCAGTCGTATTAGAAGTTCAACATGTTTCTCTTGAGGTTCGCCAGAACCTCGTCGGCAAACACGTTGAGAATGAACCGCACGTAACGGCCCTTCTCAGCGTGAATTTCCAATTCGGTTGCATCCTCGCGGGTGCAGACCTTGTTGGACTTCAGCTTCTTTACGGTCCCGTCATCGAGGCGCTTAACCTCGAATGCGTTGGCGATGAAGCTGTTGGCAAGCTGCCAGACATTCTGGCGCTCGTCCAGATCCATCATGATCTGTTTCACGGTGTGGTAGTATTCCTGACGAACGTCGTCGCTGTCAGGATTCTCAGACAGAGACCGTTCCAAAGCGGCAGCGTTCTTGAACAGGAACAGCATCAGTTCCTGGGGCTTAACCTTCTCGCCAGCCTTGATGGCCTTAGCGACAGCACTGTCCTGCTTGTCGTACTTGATCGACTTCAGGACTTCGTTGTCAACCACACCGCTGAAGGTATTGGAGCCAAACTCGGCATTCATAAGCATGCGGACATCAAAGTCCATCCCATGCTTATCGTAGGAGAATTCGCCATTGTTCGTGCCATTCAGTACCGCACGTGCAATGCGGTCAGCCACGGAACGGCCTTCCTTCTGGGTGTCCCATCTCGGGTCGTCCCAGACCTTATGGATGCCGCCAGTGAAGCGCTGGTTCCACGGCATCCTCCTGTTTGCCTTGTTCATGCCGTTAAGCATATTGGCGAGACCTTCCGGGATCTTGCCAGTCTTAACAGCGTCGATCACCAGGATCGTGCCGACGTGGGCATAAGCACACTCCTGCAGAGCGGCACGGATCGCATTACGATCACTGTTCGGATTAAGCTTGGACAGAATCTTGCAGGCAAGGTTGCTGTAAATGCCTACAAGATTGAACTTCTGACCATTATACAGTGATGCAGCAACGGAGTTCATGAGATTCTTACGATCAGCTTCTACTTCAAAGCGACTGGCCTTGTCGTGAGCGAAGGTGATCAGCGGGATGTTGAGTTCGGAATATATACGCTTGCACTGCTCGATGACGAATGCGTCATCGGTGAACAGAGCCTCGTCTCCATCGAAGTCTCCGTCCATCCTGACGATCAGATCGTCATTTATAGACAATACGGCCACGTCGCCGATTTCCGAAAAGATGTCAAGCCTCATATTACGGACAACCTTGCCAACGATGTGGTTGGCGGGGTATCTTACAGTGTAGAGTTCAGCACCGTTCTCGAAGTTACCAACACACACATTGTTGGCAGGGATAATGCCTTTCTCAGTCTCCGGGTCAGAACTGCCAACAAGAACCCTGATCATAGCCACAGGGTCCATGCAGATGTACGGGTATACACCGTGAACACGGATACGTCCACGTGCCGCATTCTGCAGCGCAGAGATGTACTTCGCATGAGCGTCGTACATCACCTGATCGGAAGCCATAATCTCAGGATAAAGGTCGACAACAGCGTTCAGAACTTCATTATCTCCAGCGAAGTTCTTCGCGAACTTCAATGCATCCATATTCTTGTTGATGTGACGAACAGATCCCTTAATCCAGTTCTGGATTTCAGAATCAGTAGCGAACAGGAACTGCTGGTTTGCCTGACGGCTCATATAACGAACCTCGGGCTCGGCAACCTCGTGGATCAAATCGTCCACTTCGTCTTCGCCTTCGATTGCGGTTTCGGAAGCAGCAGAACGAACAATACGCAGAGAAGCGATAGTCGGATACTTCTCAGAGAGTTTCAGAAGACGAGCAACGGTTTCGGACCATGTGAGTCCGAGTTTGTTACCTTTCCAGATACTCTTTGTGGCGAGGATCTTGCCGAACAGATCCTTAACACGCCATACCTTACCGTCAATATCTGTGAAGGTAGCTTCAGGATCAAGCTCTCCGATGGAGATCAAGTATTCAAGAACATGGGTGGACTGGATTCCAAATCCCTTGAGGTCATACCCTCTGTACTGACCAGAGGGCATCCAGGATTTAAAGATCAAGAACTGGCCATCAAACAGAGTGATAGACAGCTTCCCGTACTTGTAGAAGTTACGGGTTCCTGTTACCGGGTTAATCTCGAAGACCGACTTGAATACGCGAATGACCTCAACGTCAGACATCATGATAATGTCCGACACCTTCACGTCGTTGCCTTCATCGTCAAACAGGACGGAAGACGGAGTAGCCTTAACAGCAACTCTCTTCAGGTATTCGCTGCCATTGTCTCCTCCGGCAGCATTGATTTCTTCAATGGTGGCGATTTCGAGAGCGGAAAGAGTCCGCTTCATGACATCTTCGAGAACGAAGACACACTTCCCAACCTTAAGCTGGGAGTTGTTGCTGGAAAGCATAACATAGTGCTTCCCGTCGAATTCAATACCATTGTGTACAAGGATCATGTCGATGTATTTGGAGAACTTCTCCTTCTCCTTCTGGTTTACAGAACGATTAGTGATAAGGTTGACAGCGTCATGTTCCAGCGTTACAATGCTGGGCGTGATCTGTTTAGTGTTGTAGAGCACACCGCACAGATCGTACAGGAGACTCTGCTTCATGTTCGAGATGACTGCAGAGTCTTTTTCAATGGGCAGAGGCTCACCGGCGTTGAGCATCTTCTTCAGCATGGTGTTGAGTTCGCCGAGACGCAGGTTGGCGTCCCAGATGGCGCTCTCGTCGTCGGGGTTGGCAGCGTTGATGAACTCAACGTGCCCCATGGCGGCGGCACAAGCGAGCATGGAAATCAGGTAAGCCTTGAACTTGTTCAACATTTTTGTTTCCTCCTCAGAATAGTTTGTTGGTCGAGTAGTAAACAGTTAACAGTAGATGAGCGTCTACTGTCCGGGTTACGATCCCGGCACACTACCTTTAACCGGGTAGATGCGGTGAGTCAGTGTATAAAGGTCTTCACCCTATACACTTTTTAAAGGCAGAAACCGCCACTTTTTCAGAAAAAAGTTTTAGTTTCTTCCTCCGACTCTTCAGAACCCGTGTAATACACAGGCTCTGAGCAGCCGGAGAAGGCTGCTTTTTTTGTTAGTCGACGAGGTGCTCATACACCTCACCTTCAAAGTCAATGAGGATGGAGTTGTCCTCCACCCACATTTCGGAATTAAAAAGGATGTCCCGCTGACCTGCAGAACGTCCTGCTTCATATACACCGATTGTGAGCACAAGACTCACAATAAACATAACAACCACGATCCAGAACTTCTTAATCAACAAATTCAACATAACAAGGTTCCTCCTATTTTTTTATTTTATTTTTATATAAAAACTACACGCAGAAAGTTGTTTCTCTGCGTGTAGGAATATCTTACCGCGAGAGCAGGTATCTCAGAAAAGAAGGAACCTCTTCCCTCTTGTATACCCACATCTCGTCATCGTCGACAATTATATGGAAGAATTGATTCAGGTCTGTTTTGTTAAGTCTGTTCAACAGCTTAACGAGATAATTTTTGTTATAGTCGTCAGCTTTTAATACTTCTTCACCGCAATAGTTCTTCACTGTGAATATATCCTGGTTGTATCGTTCCCATACAAACTCTTTGACTACTTCGGCAGGGCTCTTAGTCGAGTAACGCAAAGCCCTATACTTTTTCACCTTGTCAGCAAGCGGCACAATAATAAATTCTTTGTACTTTCGTTCGATAAACAGCAATCCCATTTTGCCGTCTACTGACAACGACGTGAACGTAAGCTTAAAGAGTCCGTGCCATTTTGTTGAGGCGAGAGCTTTCTTAATCTCTTCCTCTTTCCCAACAGTGTATAGAGCGTATCCATCACACATTACGATGTTTGCGTTTGTCAGAACGTTCAGTGCATTAATAAGTGTTTCGACGGAATCATTCTTCAGAGTAAAAGCCCTTAAGGAGTTTACCAGGTACTTGAAGGTGGTGTCGTTGGTGATGTAGGAGTGCGAGTAAGCGCAAGCGACAAAGTAGAGAGCAATGGCAATGGCGATGACAGCGACGACAGTGATGATGGTAGTGAACATGGTTTTATCCTCCTTTTATTTACGGGTATTTTTGGAATCCAACGCGAATTTACGCTGGACACGATTTCCCCCGCGAGAAATCTCATATATCTGTTCTCCTCACTTCCCTATCCCCTTTTCCCGTATCACATTCGATAACTACTACAATGAGATAAAGCTATTGTCTTCGGACGTAGCTTAAGGATGTCGGATGCGTCTGATGTCCTTCCCTGATCGGGGGAACTATTTGTCTCTTATAAAAATAGGAAGTGATCAGTACCGTGATTAACCAGACCTCCTCCTCTCCTGCCTCGAAGAAGATCCCGAATAAAGCTTTCGACTCTGAATATATGACCGAACGCCGTAAAGAAGTTGAGTACCTCAGCTCCCTCGGGATTAACTACACCTATATCCGCAGGACTCCCTACTACCATATAAAGCAGTACAAGTACAAAAAAACACCAGAGCTCTTTAAAGCCCTGGCTGTCTTTTACTCCGATTCAGAAACAGGAGAGTGATCCTGTGGCTGAATTAAAAAACGTTATCCCTCAGAAACCCCGAAAGATTAAAGCGAACGAGTAGCGTACAAAAAACTGTTCCCGTTGCGGTAAACCCCGGAACGAGAGTACAGACTTCTACGACAATATCGGCTTCGAGTCTAACCTCGGGAAAGACCTGTGGTGCCGTGACTGTGTCAGCCACCTCGCTACGAAAGACCAGGTTCGTGAGTACTTCTGGGAAAATAACAGAGCCTGGTCCGAAACGATCTGGGACAGTGCCCGTGCCGTAGCCGAAAAGAAGTGTCTCCAGAACGACACGTATAAACACTCCGGACAGGACAGGAAGAAGATCCTACTCGATCGTGTAACGTGCCAGCACATCCCTAACTTCTAGGTCAGTAACTATAAGTACGAACCTCACGAGGATAAGGACGGGCGGCACATTCCTTACCCCGAGGCTAAAGTCCTTGGCTACGTAATCGAAGAGAAGGACCCGGACAAGAAATACTATAACTCTGTCTATAACGGCCATTACTCAGCCCATGAACTCGAGTACCTCGAGAAGTATTGCCGGGACCTGAATATCGATAACCTGAACGACGCAGCCTTAGAGGACCAGATCCGTAAGCTCGCCGTACAGTCTCTTATTGCCGCTAATGCTCAGGATCTCTACCGGGCTGGGAAGTGTGACTTCCAGGTCGTTAAGGACGCTCTCTCTACGTACGATATGATGATGAAGTCTACGAACCTCGCAGCCTGTAAGAGAGCGAAAGACGACTCGAAGAAAGAAGAAGGTTCGTGGGCTCAGGCTGTACTCTCTCTCGAACTCTCAGACTATAACGTCCCGAACGGAGTTGTCTTCCCTGAGGACGATATAGATCGTATCCTTCAGCGCTATAACCACATCGTCGCGGCTATAGGCTCCGACAGTTAAGGAGGAACCGTATGGCCGAAACTGTACTGAAGCGTATTAATATCGACAGTATCCATGAGAACCTTGGATAGCTTATCGCCTACTACAGGACTCATTGGGATATCTTTATCAGGGATACGATTCCGACTGTAAAACTCTTCCCTTCTCAGGCTGTAGCTGTCAGGGCTATCGGGAACTCAGACTTCTCTACTGTCGTCTGGTCTCGAGGCTATGGGAAGACTTTTATTACAGCCCTTCTCGTCCACGTATGTGCCGTTCTCTACCCAGGGTCTAAGATCTTTATCTGTTCAGAAAATACAAGATACGCTACGCTTGTCCTCCGTAACTAGAAGGACATAGCCCAGAACGATATCGGTATAACTTCGGAACTTATGCGCGAGAATACCCGTGACCTTATCTCTGTCTCAGCTGACTTTACCTGCGCTACATGGAAGAACGGTTCCTATGCCTGGTCCGGTAATATCGATCAGGGTGTCGGCCAGCGTACAAACTTCCTGATCGTCGACGAAGCCTTACACGTTGACCTTCAGAAGTTCCAGGATCTCGCGCTTCCTATGACGAACTGGGTCAGACCTTTAGCTCGGCACAATACCTATAATGAACCGATGTCCAAAATCCTCATGATCTCCTCCGGCTGTGAGAAGAGTAACCCGTATTATGAGAAGTTTATGGAGACTCTGAATGCTCAGGCTAACGGCGATACCCGTAAGTTCGCCTGTGCCCTCGACTACTTAGCGGCTATAGAGGAAGGAATAAACACGAAGTCCTACTTTGAGGAACAGCGGAAAACGATGCCCTCTATTATCTGGGACATGAACTTCGGCTCGATCTTCGTAGGTGGTACTTCTGACTCAGCCTTCCCTTACTCGATGGTTTCGGATTGCCGAACCCTCGACACTATCGAACTTACTCAGCCTAAGAACTCTACCTCCAGATACGTTATCTGTCTGGATATAGCTACCTCTCAGGCGAAAGGTTCCGATAATGCCGTAGCTGTTGTCCTGAAGTTTACCGAAAGGAACGATGGCTCCTTCCACCGTAAGCTTGTGTATATCGCAGCCTTTAACGGTAACGGGCTCGATGAGTTAGCTACGTTTATCCGTAAACTCTATCTCCGTTTCCCGAATACCGAAAAGATAATCTACGACGCCAGGGGTATAGGCGACGCTTTCGATAAGTTCCTCGACTCAGAGTTTACAGACCTTACGACCGGGAAGGAATATCCTCCGTGGGTCGTCGACGATAAGCCGAACTATAATCCTCATGCCGTCCAGATTCTCCATCCTTTCAGAGCCGTAAATGCCCTGAACCAGAGAATCTATAATAACCTTCGTGTCGCTCTGGAACAGAAGACTCTTGAGCTTCCGAAACCTTCCTCTGAAATAAAACAGAAGATCGACGAAGCTAATAAGGAATCCAGAGACTTAGCCCGTCAGCAGTTAGCCGTCTTCTATAACACCGATGCCCTTCAGGTTGAGATGTCGAATATCGTAGCGAAACCTGGAGCTGGCTCTAACGTCCTCTATGACGTAAAGAAAGTCGGACAACATAAGGACCGCTATTCAGCCTTAGCGATGGGTAATGACTATATCTCAGAACTCGAACTAGAAAACAAGAGGCGCAAACAGCGTTCCGGGAAAAGATCTCTCGGAGCTGTCGGTCGTCTATAAGAAAAAGGAGAGTGTAGGCCGATGGGTGTATTCGACAATATTCGCAGAGTCTTAGGCCAGCGGCCTGGCTCCTCTGTCAGCCCGAGTCCAACAAAGAGAATCGTCGGAGCTTCTTCTTAGCAGGAGGCTCAGATCCTTGAACCCTACTCGAATACAGGGAACATCTACAGTGCCCCTATTACTGGCTATATAAAAGGGTACGACTATAAGCTTCTTCTCGCGAATAAGGAAGCGAATATAAAGAAGTTCTTCGAACTCGCTGACTACTATAAAGACGCAGACCCGATTGTTCACGGTATCGTCTATCATATCTATCAGCCGTACCTTACAGACGATTGGTTCCTTGAAGCCGGGAACGTAAAGACGAAAGACTTCTACGAGGAATACTATAAGAAGATCCGACTCAGAGAACGTCTTCAGTCCTGGGCAGCTGAGTAGGCTACCTATAATAACTGCTTCATTTACTTCATGAACGGCGTCCCTGTTTCTCTTCCTATCCAGAAGTGCTCTATCGGAAACGTTTCTTTCGGCGGTACTCCTATCGTCGACTTCGACTGTTCCGGTATCTACTCAGAGTGGCGGCAGAAAGCCTATAACGTTAAAGAGAACTGGATTAAGGACAACGAACTCGAAACCTACTTTAAAGGTTTCCCGCCTGAAGTAGTCGAAGGGCTGAACAGGTGCGACCAGTATGTACAGCTGAACCCGAAGTACACGATAGTAATACAGGGTCCGAAACCTACATACCAGCGGTACGCCTATCCTTTTATTCTCTCAGCCCTTGAGTCCCTCGCGAAGAAGGATCTTATTGGTCGGTACGAGAAGGCTATGCTGAATCTGGCTATCCACTCTTTTGTCTGGGTAGGATACGGCGACGAGAAGAAAGGTATGGACTTTGAATCCTCAGCCGAAGAATATGGCGAACTCAGAGACCTTTTCGCGAAAGGTATGTCCGGGTTCCCTCTCGTTGTCAGCTCGATCTTCGCGAAGCCTCAGGCTATAAAGATTGATGTCGACGACCTCTACCAGTATGATAAGTACAGGGACGTAAATAATGATATTCTCTCAGCTGGCGGTGTCAGCGGTATTCTTGTCACAGGTCAGTCAGAAGATGGATCTACCTTTGCCTCAGCCCAGGTATCTGTTCAGACTGTCACAGCCCGTATCGATATGATGCGCCGCGAGATAGAAGAAGCAATGTCAAAGATTAACCTCCTGATTAAAGAGGAGCTCTCTAAAGAGCGCTCTTATAACATCAGCGAGGTTCCCCTCTTCCACTTCGTTCCTCTGGATGTCGCCGGGAAGAAAGCTCTCCGTGAGACAGCTAAGGAACTCTGGCAGAAGGGTGTCGTTTCTACTGAGTCGATGACCCGACTTAACGGATTCGATATGGATGTAGAAACAAAGAAACGCGAACGTGAACTGAACGAAGGTATCGACGAGATTCTTACTCCGAGAGCTACAACTCCTTCTCAGATCGTTTCCCCTTCAGCTGATAGCGACAGCGGAGACGGCGAAGGTAATGGCCCTGGAAGACCTGAGATGGACGACGACGAACGGAACTCTGATCCTGAGAATGCGATCAGAGGTAAACAGCCGAAGCCGTCGAATGAAGATGGATCGATGCCTTCAGATACTTCGATCTCATAAACGGGAGCTGGCCCGTAAATAATCCGAACACTGGCGAACAGGATAATTCGAACTTGATCAAACTGACGGACAGTCTAACCAGCATATAGTGTTTCGCGACTTACAGCGACAATAACAGTTAACGGCTACGCTCTGGTTTCAGGGCGTAGTTCTTTTAGATATTTCTAGGGGTCTCCCCTATTAATATATATCTGCGCATAGGCGGTGTATGTCCTCCTACCATATATTCGCCGAACGCTACGTAAGGAGAAATTGCCTGTGGACCGTAAGAACAAATATCGGTTTATGGCATCTGCCTCCGGTTTACAAAGTTCCAAGATTTTCCTCAGCGTTGAGATGGTGATGTTCACAAGCGATATCCCGAACTTAAACGGTGTCGAGTGCACAGAAGCTTTCCTTGACGAGATCTGTGAAAATCAGGACAAGTACCTGGCCCTGCCTCTTTGTGCAGATATTACAAATTTAGAGCAGGGAAATTATGATGAGCTTGGTCACTGCTATGACCCTGAAGCTGGGATCTGCACAGCTCCGATTATCGGATCGTATGTTTCTTTCAGGAAGGATGTTCTGGATAACGGCCATACCGCTTTACTCGGTACAGCCCGTGTCCCGAAGACAAGACTTCCTAAGACATGCGCAGCGATGTCGGAACTCTTTGTTAATAACAATCTCAACTTCAGCTTTGAGGTAACAGCTGGCGATCTTGCACAGAAGGAAGACGGCACTATAGTAATTGACCGAAGCGACGACAACTTTATGGATGGTATGTGCGTCGTATCCTTCCCTGCCTGTGAAGATGCCGCTGCCCAGAAATTAGTAGCGGAGATTAACAGCTATAGTCGTTTAGATAAGGAGGCAGATACTATGCCCAAGGATAAACAGACTATCGCAGAAGCTGAATCCGTGGAAGAAGTTAAGGCTGAATCCGAACTCGCCGAAGTAACCGAAGTCGACGAAAAAGTAAAGGAAGAAGCCCCGGAATCTGAGGAAGAAGTAAAGGCCGAAGTCGAAACTGAATCCGAAACTTCTGAGGTAGCCGAATCTAAGAAAGAAAACGCAGAAGTCTATGTGACCCGTAGTACGGAAACATATGATACTGTGGATACGTACGACACTGATACTGGTGTGTCGACGTATGAAAGTGTATCTCACCGTATCGAGGTGAGCACTACCGAAGAGTCAGCCCCTGCTGCTGCTGTCGAGACAGCCGAAGCCGAACCTGAAGAGGTTAAGGCCGAAGCCGAAGAGACAGAAGAAGTACAGGCTGAAGTCGAAGAAGAAGAGAAGAAGGAAACTGCCGAAGCTGTAAGCGAGATCCGTGAACTGGCTGAGCAGATTTCCGGTATGCGCGAAATGCTCGCTTCTCTTTCTGAGGCCGTTAAGAAGATGGCCGAAGCTAATAATGATCCTGCCAAGGTTGTTTCCGAAGTCCTTGGCGGGAAGCTGGACGAAGTTAATCCGATGGTTGAATCGGGTTCGTCCCGTTATTCTCTTCTGGAATCCGAGCCTGTTGTGAAGACCCGGACTCTCCTGTAAGAGAGACTTTTTTATTTGGAGGGAAATAAGTTATGGCTGGATATATGGAAAAACATCTCGGCTATATTTATGACGGTGCCGTCAACGGAACTAACGCTCCATAGAAGGATGGCATGATCGTCGTGAAGACAATTGTGAACGGCGTTCCTACCTGGAAGCTGCCTACCGCTTCTTCTGGCGCTAAGTTTATAGCCGCTGAAGCTAAGACGATTTATGACAATATGCCCGGTATGAGTTATGAAGTTCAGGCCGTGGACAAGCTGTACTACTTCGTACACAGCGAGACGAAGGTAAATGACAGCGCTGATTACGACACTCGCGATCATGAAGTTCCTGCTGGCGAGATGGCTATTGCTCATCCCCTGCAGGCTGGCGAAGTGTTCCTGACTAACTGTGGTCCCGCGAAGCCTGCCGTGGGCACTACGTATGGCGTTACTGCCGCAGGTAAGATCGGCTAATTAAGACGAGGTGAGAGACGATGACTGATATCAAAGTGAATAGCGATTCCAAGTATGTAAAGGTTATTGCGGCTCAGGCTCGTGGTGAGCGGATCGATTCCAACGTTCTGCAGGAAGTTAACGACATCACCCATGAGCTCGCCGAAAACTATGATGGCTATGACGGATATGCCGCCAAGCAGATTGCGCAGACGATCCGTTTCGCCATGAACGAACTGAATCAGCAGAATAATCAGTAGGATTTCCTGAATGATATCTGCGATTTCAAGTCCATCGGCTGGGGCGAGAAGGCTGCTTTCGCTATCCGTACTGGTGGCATCCACACGAAGATCTACGCTGATGGCGAAACTGTCCATCGTTCCTTCGTGGCTGACAAGCAGGTTCTGGTTGATACCGAGCGTATCGCTTCCCGTCCTGCTATTAAGGTTATGGACCTTCTGATGAACCGTATCAACATGGCCGATCTGGTTAAGGAAGCTAACCGGAACCACGCTCTCCTGAAGCTCCAGCAGATCGAAAAGGTTCTGCATGGCGCTATCTCTGAGTTCGCCAGCCCCTTCTATGCTACTGGCACTGGTATCGTTGATGATACCCTTGATGCTCAGCTGGATTACTTTGAGACTATGGGCCCTGTGAGTATTCTGGGCGACCGTTCTGCTGTGTCTCAGCTGTCCCTGCTTGTTGCTACTTCTGACGCTCTGAATACCGAATACAATGAGTCCGGCTATATTGGCAAGTACAAGGGCACTCCTGTTCTGAAGCTGGCTAATGCTATCCAGAGCGGAACCACCACTCCTGTTCTGAAGAAGAACTGGCTGTACCTGGTTCCCGGTGGACTGACTGCCGAATCCAAGAACCTGAAGTTCGTGACCGAAGGTAACGTCCAGACCATGACCTCTCAGAACATCGATGATTTGGTCTTCGAAACCCTGATCTGGGAGAAGTGCGGTGTGGCATTCGTGTCTACCGAGATCCCGAACATTGGTGCTTACATGATCGGCTAATCTTATTTGCCAGTAAGATTCCACTACACTACTAATCCGGTGTATCAACAAAGGAGAGGCTACTCTTGCTAGTAGCCTCTCCAGTTTTTCTGATTACAGATAAGGAGAGGAATGTTTATGTATAGCGGCTCCAGTATGTTCCGTGTTGTGAATGTATGTAAATACGATATCGGTGTCCGTAAGGCAGACGGTACTGGTTTTAATATTCCTGCTGATGACGGGATGCTCATCATGAGTATGAATGACATCCTGTACGATGAGTCCCGGGCGAAGTTTAACTGTAAGAAGTTCGCGAAGGGTATGCTCGAAATTTACGATGCCGAAAGCGGCAAGAAGGTTTTAATCTCGGAACTGGGTATGCAGGAAGTTCCCGAGGAAGCCAAGCATCTTACCGAGGACGAGATCTGTGCGAATCTGAAAGGCAACCAGAAGAAGCTTGAGTCCTGGCTGGAAAAGATCGACGACGAAGCTGAGCTTCATGCGATCTATACTCTGGCAGCTGATATGGATCTCCCTGTCAGCAAGCTGAAGATCCTGAAGGCTAAGATGCCCGAAAAGAATTTTAACATCGAATAAAACAGGAGGCGTTGTCATGGCGAAGATTTCATACGACAAGCGCACTTCAGTGACTAAGCTGGTGGATAAGCTTAAGAAGAAAGTCGCATGGCAGCGTGTGCCGATAGAACCTACGGATCAGCAGTATACAGAAATGGTACTGGACGGTATCGAGCAGTTACTGATTAATGTATGTCAGTATGATGTCGATATCGAGTCTTTGATCGAATACGGTCCTGAGGTTACCGAACCTGACGACACGACCGAAGAAGGAGACGATTCCAATAATCCCAGCAGTGATGATCCTGGCCTCAGCGATAGCGAGACAGGAACAGATCCAGCGGACGGAGAGGTGGACGAACCAGGCTCTGGTGACTCCGGGAGCGCCGACGAAATGTTCGTCCGACTGGATCTTAAACTCGACGAGAGAAGGTACGTTATTCTCTGTGCTCAGATCGAATTTTTCAGACTGGCTCAGGAAGACGTTAACAACATTGTCAGCTACAGTACGAATGCTATAACGATCGCGAACGCTGACAAGCCTTACAAGTATATTGGTGAGACGATAGATAAATTAGAACTTGAGAGACGGAAGCTCTGGAAGAGAATGTACCGCCACTCCTTACACTACGACTTCTAAGTAAGAACGGTTAATAAAGGTGATTATATGAGCGGATTAAAGGACTTTGAAGTTGAGATAAATTATATAAACCGAAAGACAAATGAGCCCGTAAACAAACGTACCGGGTTCGAAGAATATACGAGAACTACAGGCAGAGATCTCATGTATTAGATCAGCGATATTGAGGCATAGTTCACTGAGATGAACCACGGCGCTCCTATCGATGAATGGTCCGACGATTCAATTGAGAAGTTCCTCAGACTCAGACGGGAGATCCTGAACTTCGGAAACAGTATCGTCCGACTCCCTGAAGTTCTTCTGTATAAAGGTGTCCCTGTAGCGAAGTTAGGGGACAGTTAAGAAAGGAGGTAGAAGATAGAGATGGCTAGACCTTACCTTTCAGCCCCGTCGAAGACAAGGTTCTATCTTCCACCTACTCTGGCAGATGATTTCAGAAACTTTCTTGACGGAGATTTACCTAACCAGGTTATGGACTTTGAACTCGTAAAGGACTGGTTCGACAGAACAGCCGAAGACTACGAGCCTGTAATAATCCGTGGCGAATTATATCCCGACTCTACGAAGAGCCGCTACATTAACATGGACCATAACCTTAACTTCAGAGCAGACGTAGAGAGCGGTATCCGTAAAGGCGACATGATCGTTGCCTCGAACAACGGACAGGTTTACCTTCTGGATTGGCACGTATCTCTTGAGAGTAATAATGCTCCGTCCAGAGCTCTCGTATGTAACTCTGAATTCGTCTTCGAGAGATTCGTAGACGAGGAAGTAGACGACGACGGTTACAGAATCAGTGGCCCTGGATACAAGGCTATTACTGGTTCTATCCCCTGCAACATCTATCGTTATGACGGTCGACCGGAGTATACAGAAACTCAGGGAACTCCCGGTGTTTCTCCGAAAGCTCTCACGATTCTTACCGTCCAGATGAACGACCAGACGGATAAGGTTCATATTAACGATACGTTTATGTGGGACACAGACCGATACATGATCGTCGACATAGACCGCACTGGCACATCTCAGACTGAGGATTTTGGCACTCTCAGATTCCAGTGCAACAAAGAAGCTGGTGGTCTGCACTATGGCTCATAATAGTAATGCGCATATCTCAGATACTCAGCTCGAATCAGCTATTAAGAAAGCTGCCTATCCAGCCGTACAGAAAAAGCTGGAAGACTACGCCGCAGACCTTATGGACAACATGGCCTACGAGTTTATGTTATTCAGAATGGCCACAGGCGACAGTCACCATGAGAAGCAACTTAGTGATATAGACGTACAGATCAGACTCGATCCTAACCTTAAAGGAGGGATCGATTTTGATTTCTCTAAAGTAGAGGAGTTCACCTACACGTTGTTCCAGTTCTACTTCAACGACGCGAAGGCGAAGACTTCCTACAGACCTGCTTAACGTGAGAGGTATATATGGCCGAAACATTAATTGAATCATGGGCTGAAACATGGAAGAAGATTCTGCGTCAGAGAATCTTTAAAGATGAACAGCTGAAAACTCTGATGCTGATTCCTTCTAATGTGAAGATCAATAAGTTTGTGGAACAGTACTTTATTCAGGCTGGATCTACGAGCGAGCTTCTCACGGATCAGAAAGTCAGAGTTATCTATGGCTTTCAGCAGAAGAATACTACAGGTGTTCCGAATGTCGTACAGCATCTCCTCAACTTCGACATCTATGTCAAGTATGACGATATGCACACTGCGACAAATGACACACTCGATAACCGAACCACTCTGATCGCCAACAGACTGAACCTTCTCCTCACAAAGATCGATGTCGACCAGTGGGGACATATAGATGGTTACAAGTTTACTATCGCTGGTGAGAAGGACAGTGCTACCCGAACTGTCGGTTACTCGAGATATACGATAAGTTTCTGGTTTAATAAAGTCTATTAACAGAAACTTCGGGTACGCTGATATTAACAGCTCATTGTTTGTAGGAGGACATGGGGTTGTTAGTATAAATGAACTTTACAGAAAGAAGTGACTCTATGTATATTCAGGCTTTACGTGGATATATCGTCGACGTCCCTCTTTTATTCTTTAAGAGGTGCGACGGCAAGAAGTACGTCTTTGATAAGCTGACGAACTTCACCAGCGATATCGACTTTGGTTCTATCTCCATCAACGCTGGCTGGTCCAAGTATGCTGTGTGTACGATCCCTGGCCAGTCTACGATGAACATGAACGTCACCGTGGGCCAGTTCGACTCTGAGCTGTGGGCTATGGCTAACGCTCAGAACTTCGTGAACTCCGAGAAGAAGACCATTATCGCCTACACCGAAGCTACCCCCGACGCGACTACCCACAAGATTACCCTGCCCTCTACTCCTCTGGACGGCACTGTGTTCGTTCCCAACATGACCGTTGGCGAGACTCCTTCTGACGGTGTATACACTGTGAGCGACAAGGAGTAGACCTTCGACGCAACCGTGACTGGCGCTGTGCGTGTGTCTTACGAAACCGAAGTTGAGAACGTGCCTACTGTTCTGATTGATAACAGTGCCAGCGCTGTCGGCGAAGTGTACGCCGTGTTCCCCGTTTACAATGACGGTAAGAACTGCACCGACGCTGGTATTACCCATTACATGGTTGTGCACATGTTCAATGGCCGTATTACCCAGGTGCCTACCATGTCCGGTTCGTATAAGAGCCCGTCCACCTTTGACTTCACTATTACCTGTGAGGATCCTGGCCGTCTGGACGACGCTGCTTATGAGATGTTCTATATGACTAAGGATGTCTTCCGTGCTGCTTATGGTCAGGGTGCTGGCGGCGTCGGACCTACTCCGTAATTTAAGCTCAGATTAGTTTCCTGCTTAATAGATCTGTTACTGCAGCTTAACCGGGAGACTCAGGGACTGCTGCGATAAACAGCAGTCCCTTTTTTTATAAGACGTTTACGGTGATCGGCACAGGAAACCGTGTAAGTAGCTGGAGCTTTCTACCTCAGTTACTTATTAATTTATTCGTTAAAATATTACGATTGTATTACATGATTAACTGAAGAGATCTTAGAGGTGATTACTATGCCCAGAAAGGTTGTAAAGAACCCGTAGCCTGAAGTTCCCGAAGACAACGGATAGAAAGCTTCGGCTATCGAGGAAGCAGACCTGAATAAAAGCGAAGCCGAGAAGGCCGAACTGAATGGTTCTGAGAAAAGTGATCGACAGCCAGTAGATCATAAGCTCGAGAATACCGTTACGATAAACGGTATCGACAGAGAAATAAAAGAGACCCGGTTTGAATACTACAGGATCGGTTGGACATCAGCCAGAGGACTTCTGGAGAATGTCCCGATAGATACACTCTTTGTGATTCAGCAGGGAGTATACGATCCGAAGCGAGATGGCTTACAGATTATCTTCGACTTCCTTGTCGCAGTCTTCGACGACGAACAGTTCGTCAGAGATAACTTCGACTACATGACCGCAGCGGATATTGAGAAGATCCTCGAGATCTACCGCCGTATAAACAAAATCGAAGAGAAAGAGGAAGCCGCAAAAAACCGGGAGGCCAAGAGGACGAACCAATAACGTTAGAAGACGCGGTCGCTATTGTTGCCGTCTATCTTGGAATCGTCGACGAGAAACAGATAAACAATATGTCTGTGAACTTTTTCAATCAAGTCCTGCACGTCCTGCGGAAACGCGTCAGCTTCGAAAGTCAGTCTAATCTGCTGGGACGGACGCTGTTTGATGAGAAAGCTGGTAAGTCAATAACAGAAGTAATCGAGAGTGTGAACCCGTTCTCTACTGGAAAGAAACGTGGAGGGAACGCGATCTTTAACGCGATTAATTCTGGTGCAGTTAAGATACCCGAAGCTTCTGCCAGCGCGGTAGAGTCTATGGGTTGGCTTAAGGACGCTGTGTCCTTAACGAAAAAAGATAAGAAAGAGGAGTCTTAATATGAGTGGATATAATAAGGGAAATAAAACTGCTTACAAGGTTGCTGCCGATTACTACTACACGATGGTTCACGAATACAGGAATGCCCAGAGGAAAGGTGTCGATGCTCTGGCTTCTTATAATAGATTCCTGGATGCCGCGAAACAGCTTGCGATTATCGCACTCGAGAATCCTTTCCTTGAGAAGTATAAGGAACTCGAAGCTGCTTCCGTGTCCAACCGTCCTATCGAGATGGGACCCGGTACTCCTGAAGGTGGTCGTGTAACTGGAGTATATAATCCTGAGGAAGGTGAATAATCCAGATGTCCGAAGTTGTTAAGCCTAATTACTACGAAGTCGTAAACGCTGCGATAGACGCAGTTGTTGAGACAGATGAGTACAGTGGTGTTTCCTACCTTCAGCCCAGATACAGACAGTTCCTTCGGGAACAGAGACTGTATCTCGGTAATGAGTCAGATCCTCAGGACGAACTGTACGAGATCCTGAAGCTTGAGGTTGAGATGCGTAACGCGAAGAACGACCAGCTCACTCCCCTGCTCTCATGGATTAATACAGTTGTTAACGAAACAATTAAGCCTGAGGAAGAAGAACAGACGAACGAACTGATGAAGAACCTTCTTGAGTATATGAAGCTTAACGAGGAAGTTAAGCAGCGCGAGAAGGATATCGCGGTTCGTGAAGTCGTTATGGACAATAAAGAAAAACTGGCACAGTATCAGGCCAGGGACTATTCCTTCGCGGAGAGAGATAGAAAAATCTGATAACTTCCCTAAAGAGCTGTAGGTCTTACAGCTCTTTATTTTATATGTGGGGACTGATCAGGCAGGATTAACGGTTCAATTCCGTACCTCCGCATTCTTTCGACTTTTGTTTTCAATTTTGATTTATTGGGGGTTATCTAATGGCAGACGCAAAAGTCAGTATGGAGCTTGATCTACAAACAAATGAAGCTCAAAAAACGTTTAAGGATTTCATTGATACCCAGTCGGAATACACATCTAAAACTCTTAGCGAAGATACAATGTCTAATCTTAACAGTTCTGTTGGCAAACTTCGCGAAGAGGTGAAAGGTTTATATACAGACTTCGCTTCACTCCCTGTCCAGATGCAGACAATGATGTCCAGGACAATTACTGGTCTTACAAGTTCAGTGAAAGAGATTGGACAGATTACCAGTAAGAATCTTGGATAGGATCAGGCTAATACGATATTTCGTTCCGTTGGTCTCGCTTCAGCTGATCTTCAGGACTTACGTAAAGGTATCGATCTTTATAAAGAGCTTAATGCTGCAGGTGGAGATCTCGTAACTACATATAAGCAGATAGCCAGCTTAGGAAATGTTGTCGGTAATCTTACTGGCCACATGATGCAGGGTGCTCACGGTTCCGGTTTAACAGATGCTGGTATTCGTAAGATGCTCCAGCAGAACAAGCAGTACACACAGGCTGCTTCCGTTCTTTATGGTTTTGGTACTCAGAAACAATCCGACAGACTGATCGACTTTATGGTATCTAATATGCTGGACAAGTCGATGCGTCAGGATTATATGAGATCGGCGGCTGCTCATTCTTACGGCGCCATCACTATCGGAAACGCAAGAAACTACAATACATTCAGAGAAAGACTTCCTGATGTTTTTAAGAATTTAAAGTTCGACTTAAGTGGTACAACCAGAGCTTCTTTAGGAAATAACGGTTTAGTATCTAAAGAGCTTACTGCTGAACTCGTTAAGATGGCCGCTCACAACAACCTTCTCAGAAAAGGCATTGTCCGTTCTGGTGCAGGTTTTATGAGTGAGGGTAACCTCCGTGCTCTCGAACAGTTTACTCAGGATCAGATGGATGAGATTGCCGGGTATGTCTTCAAAGAATTCGGAGTAGCTCTTCAAGGTGCGCCAAGATTCAGGAAAGATCTTAATTCAAAAGACATTGAAGTCCAGAAAAGTCTTGCGAATAAAACATCCAGACGAGTTGAGCAGGGCTATGAGGCAATGGGTGCGCTTGGTAAATATCAGTATCTGAATCCGTATCTTGGAGTTCAGAAGACGATCAGCGACGCCAACAGAGCTCAGTACACCAGATCTCAAAGAGTTATTATCGATCCTATGATGGAACGGTATCAGGCTCCGAAATATACAATTACTGAACTTAAAAACGGAGTGTCGATTCCTCTCGATCAGAAGGAACTCGATGCGAACGGCAAGAGAATTATCCCGACGAAGCACGGGTTTATTGATGTCTCTGAAAGTAGAAACACCCGTCTTCTTGGAATGTCTGGCCATAATACATATGGCACAAAAGATGGAACACCAGCCGTCATCGCTCTTGATCTTGAAGACATTTTCGAGAAAGGCATGAAGAATGGGAAAGAAACATTCCTGTGGGATAACGGGAAGCGTATGATTAATAAGGAACGGTGGCAGCAGGCTGTCGATCTTATTAATAATGGGTTTTCTCAGTATGGACATGATTATGTATACGGCGGTAAAAACGCAAACGGTGAAGTGTATTTCATTGAAAGAAATATGCGCAAAGCAGCCGTGGATAAAGTTGGCTACGATCCTTTTACATCTTTTAGTAGCAACACACTCAAAAGTGAAAAATATGTAAATCGAAAAAAAGGACTCAACTACGATAGTAAAGGTTGGTCTACTGGCGAGGATTAGAGTGAATACGGATTTGATGTTCCTCGCACGGCTCTTGTAAATCTGGAGGCGTATTACAAGTGGAAAGGCACTCCGACGAAAGACAGAGCCGACGGAATGAATATTTTTGATACTAAGTATCTCACTGCAGATGTACAAGCTCGTATGCCATCAATAAAAGGAACACTGCTCCCTCTTGATTATAGAAGATTTCTAAAGGCGTCTGGTGCTACAACACTGGACAGCGAAGGCAAACACCATTTCTACATGCCTACAGTTATGGCAAATGAAGCCGATGTAGCGAAGTGGATGCCTTAGCTGTCAAATAAAGACGCATTAGAAAAAGCATTAAAAAACGCGGAACAGCTTGCCGAATTTCGTGAAAAGTTCGTCGACGTTATGGATGAACAATATGGTGGCATTACTGATTCAAGCACATTAAAGAATCAGGATGTGATCTTCAAACATAACGACGGCAGGAAATTCAGTTACCAGGAAGCAGAAGACCTGATTTACGAACTAAATAAAAGAGTTGGCACAACTGTTATGCGCAGTTCCGCTAACTGGAATATTGACAAAGACTTTATTCCTGCTCAGCTTTCAAGACATTTGGAAGCCAGTCCTGAGTTTAACAGACTCAGATAGATTGCTGCTGATAAATATCTCACAGATCTTGAAACCGTGCCAGGTCAGATCAAGCACGTCTTCAATACAGATTCAGAATTAGATAAAGCAATCCGCAACGGCAACTACGACATGCTTTCGTCTCAGGAAGCTCAGGCAAGAATCGAAGCAACAAGAAAGGCATTTACCGATAAACTGTCAACTGGTGCTATCTACATGCCGGGGCAGACAACGTTAGCTCTTGCGGCTATGTCTCCCGGCAACATGCTTCTTCCTTACGCTCAGGATGTTCTGAAGTCTCAAATTAACAGCTTCGGACTTTCTACGATTCTGAAAGACTCCGAGATCGCGACAAACATCAAAGCTCAGAATATTGCCGGAGGAAGAACTCCTTCTAACCTTGGTGAAATCACAGAGCTTCTTAACGTTCTCAGGGTTGAACGTCAGAACGGTGAATCAGAAGAAAATTATAAAGCCAGAATCTCAAGAGCAGAGGACTGGGGCAAGCTATTAGAAGAGTTTGGTGCCGATCCTAACGTGTCGTACTTCTCCAGAGGTTCTGTTTATCAGTCTGGTACAGCTGACTTTGACGGCGACTTCATGACTCTTATGGTCGGCGAAACTATGAGAGCAGTTGTCGATATGAACGAACTCTGGTCTGAAGCTTTATCGAGCGCAAGAAAGAAAATGGAGAATGAAAAAGGCGCTATTGATAAATCAGCCGAAGATGTAAAAACAGAAGCGGATGAATACAAAAGCGTCGGAGACGATGTTGTTCAGTCTTTCTACGACAGAGCCGCAATAGCTACAAATGTTATGGCTCAAACGAACACGCAAGACGCAAGTATTGTCAACGTCAATAAGAAGAACAAAGAAGAGATTATGCGAGCTGCAGAGATGGCTATCAGAAACAGCGAATCGTATAATGCGGCTTCCAGTATTAAGGAAGAACATCTCGCTGAAATCTCTCAGTTTGACCAAGCGTGGACAAGAGAAATCGGTAAGTCGTTTGCTCCTGTTCTTTCAAAGATGACCGGAGCTGTACAGAATAATGACTATGATTATGCTACTCTTCTGGCTGAAGGTCGTGCTATGCCTACGATCTACGACACGAACGGCATGATGTCTATTCTCACAGCTAACGCCGAACGTTCGCAAGGAAAAGGAAACTACACAAACCTCGAAGCTTTCTTTGGAGCTCTTCAGAATCAACTTGGTAAAGGTAATAACTCCGCTCAGGCTCAGTATCTCCAGAAGTGGTACGGCATCATGGAACAGCTTTACACTGGTAGAGCTGCCTACGTATCGAACGAAGACGTCGCAGAACTCGAAGCTCTTATGTCGAGATATAACGACGAGATGTCAGACTCCGATAACACTGACGAGTTGTCAAAGTGGAGAAAGTATTCCGAAAGTTTAGCGATTCTGAAGAAGCGTGGTTTAACAGAAGCTAATTTAGGACTCAGCGAGAACGGGCAATATATTCTTGACCACGGATACCATTCAACCGCATGGTCCACAGATGAGGCTAACCCTGAATACCAGGCAGAGAGACAGCGACTCTATGAAATGGAGGAGCGTCGTAAAGCTTTAGGTATAAAGAACGATCCAAATACCAGCATTAACAAAAGAGCTACAACAACCAAATTTTCTATTACAGATCTCGGAAACTTCATTCGTGATCCGAACAAGTTTGTAGCCCAGCTCCAAGGTATTTTACCCGCCGATGAGAAGACGACCGAATCTGAATTCGGAACCATCATGCACAACGCTATGGAAGCATGGGGTAACAAACGGATAGAAAGCCAGAATAAGAATGAAGCTGGATCTGATTCAGCAAAACAGGCAGCTGTAGATGCAGGTCTGGCTAAGTTCGATGAGCTTATCTCTCAGGCGAGAAAAGATCACCCGGAATTATTTAACAGTAGTAGAGATGACTTGATTAAGACTGGCCGTGAGCGTCTTATTGAGTCTATGGGGATGCTTCAGGATTACAAGGTTATAGCTACAGAACAGAGACATAAGAATGCCTGGGATCTCCCATCCGATGTAGATCAGGCCACTGCAGCTACTGACGTAGTTCTCCAAAATAAAGACGGGCAGATTATGCGTCTCGACTATAAGTCAAACGGTGCGCACAACCCACTTCAGGCAATCTTATACGCAGCTCTGAATGACCGTTCTAATAAGGGCACTTACGAAGGTTCGTTCGGGAAAACATTACGAACGGTTCTTCTTGGAGGAGAAGGACTTAACGAAGACGGAACTTCCAAAACATCTACTACTGGTTATCTCAACTTTAATCTGAAGAACCCTGATGGTGGTATTAAGATTGATACTCAGGCATATACTGCTGAACAGGGCGCAAAAGCTCTTGCGTACTACAACGAAGTAGCGAAGATTCTGAACGTCGTAACTGAGCAGATTAAAGAAGGCAAAGCCGTAGACTACAGTTCTGTTCGTGCGGCTCTCGCAAAAGAGACCGCTAAATACGAGGGCGTCGAAGGACTAAACGATGATGAGGAAGAAGAAACTCCTGCAGAATCTACACCTCCTCCGCAGACAGGTAAGCGCAAAAATAAAGGATCCAGCCGTAAACAAAAAAGGAAGAACAAAAGGTATGATGATGACAATCCTCCTTCTGGTTCATCTGGTCCTGGTTCTTACGATGGGCTTCCTGTTCACGTAATTCAGGATAGATATAACAGAGCGATGGAGGAATCCTATTCGTTCATCGAGCGAATGAATAAGGAACAAAATAAGAACTTAGACGATGAAGCTAAGAAAATCAGCAGGTTCTCTCATTACGATTACGAGCTGGAACAGTTTAAAACAAACTATAAAGGGCTTAAGGAGCAGGTTAGCGAAAAGGATTACAAAGATCTTGAAACTCAATACCTTAACGCGAAACTCGCAAACAAACAAGCTCTTAACCATGCTATCAGCGGCGACTTTATAGCTGCCTCGAACTTCCTTGATAATAATGTTCTAGGAAATGTTAATGCCAGAAATAGAAGTTCTCTGCTTGAGGCTGTAACCAATTCAGTACAGCAGGCTGGGTTAAGTTTTGAATACTTTAGCAAGAAGAACGGCGCAAAGATCAATGGAAAAGAAGAGTGGGAGAGCTCGTCAGACCAAGCTGCTTACCTGAAAGCCGTCGAAAAAGAAAAGGAAATGAAAGAGAAGAGGGAGCAGTTCTATAAAGAGTATACAGAATCTCTCGATGAAACAACCTCTGATCTATTTGCGAAACAGAACGGCACAGACGTCCCGTTACATAAGTACGGACAGGCTATTAAGAACTTCAAAGACAGCGTTAACAAACAGTACGAAGATCTTGAGAAGTTATACAAAGCAGGCGGCATTTCGAAAGACGAGTATACTACGAAGAAATCCGCTATAGATAAACTAGATTCGGAGCAATATGCGAAATTACTCAGCACTGAGCACGACAGGCAAGTAGATTCTGAGCTTGAGAAATATGCCGATCTTCGCAAATTAGGATTCGGCAAAACAGCTGGCCGTACTGGTTTATACGGACAATCGCTTGATCGATACGAAGCCCAGGCTAAACAACTGGAGCAGATAAACGCAGGTCTTAATGAGAAGGTTATCGGACTCCAAGGTATTTCAGCGACAGATGAGCGATACGAGCAAGCTCAGATCGATATCAAGAAATACACAAAAGCAATAGAAGAAAATGAAGCAGCTATTGATAAGCTTACTGGTACACATGCTGAACTTTCCGCTGGTCTTAATACTGTTATTGCTGGAGTTAGCCGTTTAACTCAGCAGTTCGGAAGACGTTTATTTCAACAAGCTATTAACGAAGCGAAACGCTTTGTGATGGAATACAACGCTTCGATGACTGAGATCCAGGCAATCACCATGAAAACAAATGCAGAGATGCAGAGTATTCGTACTGGTGTGGTTAATAAAGCAATTAACCTTAGAGCTTCTACATCAGAGGTGGCTGATGTTACTTCGGCGCTTTATCGTCAAGGTCTTTCTGACGCTGAAGTCGATTCTCAGACTGATGCTATAGTTAAATTCGCAACTGTTGCTCAGATTAAGACTACAACAGCAACTAAGATTATTACAACTGCCTTAAGGAATAATCTTGTCGGAAGCGCTGAAGAGGCTATGGACGCACTCGTAGCGCTCGGCGACTCCGCTGCTACAACAGCAGAGGAAATCTCGAAAGCTATGCAGAAGTGTGCGGCTTCAGCTAAAGTTGCTGGCGTGTCTTACAACGAGCTCAACTCAATGATTACTGTCATGACCTCTATGACACAGCTCAGTGGTCAGCAGGTCGGTACAGCTCTTAATACTATCTTCTCCCGAATGAGAAATGTTACCATGAGTGGTTACTCTAAGGAGATTAACGGAGAAACGACTACGCTGAATAACGTAGAAAAAGCTCTGAAGATTGCTGGTATTGAGATGCGTAAAGGCGCGGGTATGGACGAGTTTAAATCTGCCAGCGAAATCCTTCTTGAAGTAGCTCAGAAGTGGAATTCGATGACTGATGTCCAGAAGGCAGCTGTTACTTCTAATCTTGCACAAACCAGAAGCGCTAACATGTTTAATACGCTTATGGAAGGATTGTCGGAAGATAACGGAGAGACATTTGCTAAATACCTCGGCTTATCTGGGAACAGTTCTGGTATCACGCAGAGCAAGTATGAGATTATGATCGAGTCAATTAACGCAAGGCTGAAGGAACTCAGATCTACGTTTGACAGTTTTGTGTTGGCTCTTGAAGACGATGGTGTATTAACTGGCGTAATTGAAATAGGAACAACTATTCTGAACGGTTTGAAAAACGTACTTACTCTTGGTGGTAAAGCTATTGGAACAATCGGAGCAATAACCACTGCTGTCGTTGCTCTCGGCGTTGCTATGGCTGTAGTTCATAGCGTATCTAGTCCTCTTAGTACTTTGCTTGGCCTTCTTGCTGGTGGCGCTGTTGTTGCTGGAGCTGGATTACTTGGAAGCGCTATCCCGTCTGGCTCATCTTCATCTAGAGCTGCGGAGTCTAGTACTAAGATCTCTGAGCTGAACACCTACGTAAATAATAGGAATCAGCAATCTGATACCATTCGAAAGTACCTGAAAGAATCTGATGTTTTAGCCAATAAATACAAGGACTTCTCTGGTAGTTCCAAGTTATCAGCCAAGGAAACTAAAGAGCTTGAACAAAATATCAAAGATTTAACTACGGCTCTCCCGTCACTCAACAAGAATCTCGACACTACAACAAACACTCTTGAGAGATGGCGAAAGATTGTTTCCGAAGCAAAGAAATCAGCAGGTGATTTCGATAAGGCTACAAGTGACACAGCATTAGCTCTTGCCGACGAGTGGGCTATGAGTAACTTCGGGATGGAGTATAGTCACAAACTAAATGATTTAAAGAAGTCCCGCACATACTCGAGCGTAGAAGTATTTAAGAATGCAGCAAACGAATCGTACTATGGTCCTCAATTCGGAATACTTAACTCTTCATTAGGTTTAATTCCTGAAGGTTCTGTTGGGTACAATTTGGAAGACGCGAAAAAGTTAGGCAACATTCTGCTTAACTTTAAAAACAAAAACTTCCTCGAAGGCTCTCCAGATAGAGAATCTTATATATCCCAAGTTAAGACTTCTTTAAATGAAGTGTTGCAATTAGCGCCTTCTGGACTGAACATGTCCCCGTATGTGTCAGGCGACAAATCGATGGCTGAAATGTTTATCGACGATTTAGACAACGGGCTTAAGTCTTTCCGTGGAGCAAATTCCGATGATGCTATAGGTAACCTGTTTGGTTACTTATTGGATTCATTTGGAACTGATTTTGTGTCGGGTACGCACAGAAGTAAGCTTCAGGATAACTGGGCTACTCTTGAGAAAAACTTTGTCGATGAACTTATACAGGAAGCTGTAGGCGTTGTTGCGACATACACTCCTGGAGATAAAGACGTAGTAACCAGCGCACTGACAAACCTCACAAGAAATGCTATCTGGGACGAGAACGGGCATTTTAGAGAAGGCGTATCTTACGATAACTTGCCAGACTAGATGTATAATACGCCGCGTACTTTCGCTCTTCAATTAAGGTATGCGGATCCGGCTACTCGTGCTGCTATGCTGCAAGGACAGGCCGATGCTTCAGCGTATGCGTTTAACGTTGGAGGGATGGGTTTTGAAACGCAGGAAGCTGCTTTAAACTACGCAAGAACGAATGGGATCTCTGCTTACGATATAAAAAATAAAAATAATCAGCAGGTGTATTACGACCCAAGCAAAACCGTAGAAGGTCTTGTTTTAAATAAGTCCGCTGAAAGCCCTCTTTTTACTGACACGTTGTTTGAATTCTATAATATAGCTAAACATTATTCAGACATCAATTCTTTCAATTCTGGGTTAACAAGCGAATACGGAGAAGTTGTGGATAATTTACCTTCTATTCTCTCTCAAAATCCTACGCTTCTCAACATGTGGTATTCTCTGCAGAGTGGCAGTTCCTTCTTCAGCTTTGACGATTTTAGACGTCAACTGAATGATGCAGCCACAGGGCGTAACTCATTTAGCCATGAGCAATATTCCAGGATGATGGACGAGTTACTTGGCCAGGACTGGTTAAGCGAGATGCTTAGCGGCACTTATACAGGACGTTTCTATCTTGGCACTACAGAAGATCAGGGTATACTTGATTTTATAGGGCAGCTTGAAAGTAAATATTCAGGGTTAACCGAAGTACTCAACACTCTTTCTGCTGGTGAAACCGTCACAAAAGAACAGCAGTTAGCCTTAGCTCAAGCTTTTATTTCCGAAGGTATAACATCGGTTGACAAATACAATCAGCACATTCAAGAAGTTGTTGAGTCGATTTCGAATCTAACTTCCAGTTCAACGAAGGCTAAGCTCTCAGCTATGGGTGAAGTCTTTGGAAATATTCAGAAGTACGCCGATATGAACTCGATAGTCACTCGTAACCGTGGACGTTCTGGTTCCGCTCTTGATTCGGATGGTCTTGCTCTCGTCGAAGAAATTACCGGAATGAAAGAAGACAAGATTAAAGAACTTGGTGTTGATGTTATCGAGCTGATATTCGCAGGAATCGAAGACGAGGCTTCTTCTGGTGCTAATAGTAACGTAGGAAAAGTAATAGCAGAAAGCCTTAAGATCTCAATAAAGCGGGCTATGCAGAAAGATACGATGACTATTCTTGACCTATCCTCTTTAATGAATTGGGATCTCCAAACTTCGATTAACTTTGCGAAGACCGGGGCCATGTCCTTCGACCAAGCCAGCCAATTTGCCAGCGCAACAGGAAATCAGTATCTGCAGAACATAATCGCCGAAGCACAAGCTCGCGGTTACTCTGGGAACTTCTCTTTCGCAACTGCTTTGGAAAACGGTAATATCGTAATCAAGCCAGACACTATTCAGCTCGAAGGCGACATTACGCTCGGAGAAGGTAAATCACTTCTCGATAACGTATTCACATCCAGAGAACAGGCAATGGATGAGACCAACAGGACAACAAAAATGACGCAGGGTATGTTCGGCGTCATGAATAGCGGAATGCTTAAAACGACTGGCGATATCGTTGAATACTTCCAAAAATATTTCAGTAACAACGAGTTAGCTACTAAGTTCCTAGAAGAGAATACAGGGTTCTCTAATCTCCTTACTGCTGCCAGCAACGGAGATAAGAGTGTGACTGTCGACGAACTGGTTAAAGCTTTTAACTCAGCCGTTCTTGGAACGAACCAGTACGGGAACAACGACTACAACGTTTGGCTTTCTAAGATATTCGGGAACAACTGGCTCAGCCAGATGATAACAGGAAATGTCGATAACTCTTTGTTCGGGAAACAGAACAGGCAGTCTAGTCTAAACGCATTCAATCTCGAAGAAGGCGGCGCAGATCAGCTCGAAGCTTTAAAGAAGGCTTTCCCTGAACTTGAACCTATCCTCGAAAAAGTACGCAAAGGTCTCAATCTGTCTACGGACGAAGTTAAGAAGCTCGCTAATGCTTTCATTCTCGACGGCGTTAAAGGAGCTAACGAATTCAACGAGTCTATAGATAAAGTTTCCGAGACACTCAAAGGACTCTCTGGTTCTGCTGCTGAAGCCATTACAGCTCTCGGCGATTATATGACCGAGATGGCTAATGTCGAGAAGATTCGCGACATCACACATTCAGCCGAAGGTAAGAGCGGCGAAGAGTTAACTAAAGCAGAAGCTGACTTCATTGCGGGTAAAGCCAATGTTGATGTAGACCAAATCAGGAAGATGGACGCCGAAGGAATTGGATATCTTCTGAACCTGCTTAATCAATCAGCAGATGATTCATTCCTCAACTACGGCGGCGCTACAATGCGTGAGCGGTTCCTTGCCGATCTTGAAACCGATCCTACTCTTTATAACAAGATTGCCAGCCAGTATGCGAGCAATGGGAAACTGATTATCACTCCTGAGATGATCCAGGAGATGGTTACATCTGGATTGATTAACGATCCCACTCTCGGTCTTATGGCTACGAGTTTAGCCGGAACTGGTGACTATAGTTTTGGTGTAAGGCATAATGTCGACTATAACGGTGACATGATCCCGCCTCCAAGGCTAGAAGCAGGATCCGAGGGAGAAGCTGGTGTATTAGATCAGAATCGCAGAAGGTACACGATCTACGATGAAGCTGGTGTTTCCACGTACACTCCCGTTTCGCTTGCAGATCAGGTCGCTAATGACTACATAACGAATCAAGCAAACAAAGATACGACTCTTACTTCGATGTTCGATCTCATCGAAGCCTTCAGAAGCACAGGAACTTACAATGATGCTATGGGACTCCTTCAGGGAAAAGGCATGACATAGGAAGGAGTACAGAGTTTAGCAGGTAGCGACTCTATGGTTTCCGCTATTCTCGAAGCTCTCTCTAAAGGTTCTCAGTATGTGAACAATGACGATCTCGCAGCAGCCGCAGCGTCAAGCATTAGCGGTGAAAACTTTATGCTTGGCAGAGGCGTAGATACGATGAACTCTATCTTCGGGTCTGATATTATGTCTCAGCTCAGCCAGGGTATCTTTAATCCAGATGATGCTGACAATGCTGAACGATTCCAGAAGGCTATGTCTGATCCGGCTATGAACGCTATGATCACAAAGCTCAACGGTTCTTTCAAAGCTATGAGCAGCCTGATGGGCGACTTCGCAGGAGAGACTGAATTCACAGCTGATAAACAAAAGGAACTCTATCAGGAAATGATATCTGACTGGGCTAACGCAGAAGTTCAAGGAAACGCTATGGCTGATTCCATTGTGGGCGTGTTTACAAATCTGCACGGTTCTGAAACGGAAGTAAACAAAGCAATTGAGGATATGGGCAACGATATGACCCACATCAAAGATCTCATTATTGCGATGGATGATGTGAGAGGCAAGAGCGGAGCCCAAGTTGCGAAGATGGCTCACGCCGACGAGATCTTCGGAGCTATCTCTCAGTTCAGTAGTGTTGATGTTGAGAGAATTAAAGCCGCAGATGCTGCTGGATTGGAAGAGATTATTGATGCCGCTATGGCGAATGCTCAGGAAAAATATGCAATGTACGCTGAAGTTACAAGGCTGATGTTTGAAGAAGCGCTAATGAATGTCTTTAAAGACAAGCCTCTTGAACTTGCTGAATGGATCCAAGCGCACGTTAACGCAGACGGAACAATCGACCTGACTGACCTTCAGGAATTCTGCGATCAGTACAAGCAGAAAATTCTCGATAAGCTGGCAGAGAACGAAGGAGTTGTCGGCAGTCTCGTACTGGATATTTCTACGGACAAGAACGGAAACATTAAGACGCAACTTGTTACCGAGAAGAACAAAAAGAATAATAACCAACAGACAACTTCTATATATAAATCCAAGAGTCAACTCGGCGGCGGTAAGAAGAACCAGCAGTATACTTACAATAAACCCACTTCTCAGAAGAAGGAAAAGACCGCTGCTCAGAAACTTCTTGAATCTATAAAGAGACAGAAGGAACTTCTTGACCACGAAATCAAGATGATCCAGAGTCAGGAACAGTATTATGAAACTCAGGAAGAGATTACGAACTATAACCGTATGCTTGAACTGGAGAACCAGGCCCAGGAGAGAACGAAAGCTTCTCTCGAAGGAATGATCTATCAGCTCAGAGCTCAGCTGGCTGTAACTCAGCAGGGCACAGACGACTGGTTCAATCTCTATCAAACGATCCTTAACTATGAGGAAGCTATCGAATCTGCGAATAATGCTATCGCTGCGAACAACAGGAAGATTAAGGAAAACAGACAGGCTATAATCAAGCTTCGTGTTGACCTTGAGAATCTTGTTGACCAGGAGATCAGAGCCCAGAAACAGAAGGAACGGGATATGGCTGATGCTACCGTTCAGATGGAGAAGATCGTTCTCGAAGCGATTAAGAAACGCTACCAGAACGAGTGGGATCTGATTAAGCGCGACCTCGATAAGAAGAAACAGGCTTTAGCCGACGAATCGAAGCTTATCGATGAGCGACTCCAGCGCAGAAAGAACGCAGAGGATGAAGCCAATAAGTATGAAGAACTCGCAGAACTTCAGCGGCAGTATGCAGCTATCTCTATGGACTCTACGAGAACCAGAGATGCGGCAGCTCTTCGTGAAAAGATCGCGGCTCTCGAAAAGGAAATTGCTTGGGATATTGCAGATGAACAGGCGGCTGCTCAGAAAGCTTCTCTCGAAGACCAGATTCAGGGATACGAAGATCGTATTACTTATGGCGACGAGTATATGCAGGAGATGCTTGCGAACGAGCAGAACTTCGCGGAAGAAGTAAACGAAGTTATGGGTCTGTCTCAGGAAGAATTGTTTGACTGGCTCAAGAATAACGTTGATGAATACATCAATAGTATTGAGGATTCACAGAAGCAGATGCTTCGCAGCTGGGAAGATACCTACAAACAGATGAAAGGTATCACAGATACGTACTGGACAGAGGTAGCCAGTATTCTTACCAGTAACGATACGTTCATGAACTACATGCGGAACACTGATACGTACAAAAACGCTTCTGAATATCAGAAACAGATGTACGAGTATGAGTGGTCCCAGATGTATGACCGCTGGCTGAAAGGTCAGAAGGATGATGCGACTTATACACACACTGATGACGGCAGCGGTAATTATGGAACATGGAGTACTGGTGACGGCGGCGATACAACCTACGATGACGGCGGTGGCGATAATCGTGTTGAGTATAATGGACCTGGACCAGGAACCCAGACGCAGCATCCTAAGACCCAGACTAAAACTGAGCCACAGTATTGGCTTCTTGATACACGTGACGGTAAGACGATCTATGGTCCTGCTTCACGCAGAGCTTGTGAAAGATATGCCAAACGGAAAGACGTAATCGAGAAGTACGGCGGTTATATGGTTCTTACGAATGATATCCACGGTACTCGAGCCCAAATCTTCGACGCTATGAATATCAACGCGAACGGACCTGTTATTCAGCAGACTGGTATGAAGGGAACAAAAGGCAGAGGTGCCGGTTCCGTAACGCATACAGCTATGGCTAAAGGTGGTTACATCCCTTCTACCGAAATGGTCAGAAGTCGGATGGGTGCTATTCGTGTCGATGGTACTCCCGCTGATCCTGAGATGATTCTCGATGCTTACGCTACGAAATCTCTCGACGACTTTATCGATGCTCCCGGTACAGCCAGAGTCGACTACTTCGCTGACCGTATCGCGAAAACACGGGATCTTCTTTCGACCCTGAACAGTACAGATATGGACGCAGACCTCGCGAAGATGATGGAGATGGCTAAGTATATCAGCCTTCCCAGACTTCTTACAAACGCAGCTGTATCTGGTTTAGGTTCGGAATCGAATGTCACAATCGGAGACATCCATATTGAGATAAATGAAGCAGAGATTAATACTGACGACGACTACGAAACCGTGGCCCGGAACGTCGGTAACGCTCTTGTGAAAGAGATCTCCAGATATGGTCTCAGTGTCTCAAATATTTAAACAGACACTCCCCCTGTACTCCCCTCAACAAGGAGTACAGGGGTATTCTTTTGTCAGAGGTGATTGTATGAAAGGCGGCTTTACTTTTGACGGGATTGATATCGCCTCTCTTGGATTAACATATGTGCCTGAGAACGCTGACGTCTATGTCTGGGGTCCTGCTCAGGCGATTATGCACGAGCAGAAGTTTGACGGACACGAAGGCGGCTACTACTACGGCTTTACCTTTCAGCCGAAGGATTTCAATCTCCGTTGTGTATTCGAAAGACAGAATGTGAAGGACGGCTTTATGGCCCGACTCCACCAGATATTTGCTCCGGGGAAAACAGCGAAACTTATTTTCTCACGCAGACCATGGAACTACTATATGGCGACAGTGATTACTCCTCCTACTATTCAGGTGCTGCCTAATCCTGAGAACGGTCTCTAGAATATAACAGTTCGCTGTTATTACCCTTTCGCACGGTGCGACAAGATGTATATCGAAGCGACAGATCCTGACACGAAGGATATCTACCTGAACTCAGCCTTGATGCCAGGGACTTCATGGAACCTTCCTACCTCTTTCGCTACGAGCTCCTCTCCTATTACTGCTACGAAAGAGTTCCAGCTTTTTAACCCAGGCTCAGCCAGGGCAGATGTAGCTGTTGAGATCGCAGGAGACTTTGGAACAGGAGTTATTATAGACAACCTTACTACTGGCCAGCAGATGAAGTTTATCGGAGGGACAAAGTCGAATACTACGAACGCGGGAAAGTGGATCGTGTGTGACGGACTTAACGGTAAGACGTTTATTACTAACGGTTCTACAGTAACTTATGGGTTTTTATATCACGATTACGGCTTTATCCAGCTCTCCCCGGCATTTCCCTGTTACAGAAATGTCTTCGTAAATGGCTCAAGAAATACTAATAACTTATCTGTAGATAACCAAATAGTCTCAGAAGATATGGTTGGCCAGTATATCTGCGCACAGTCAGGAGGAACGAGATACAAGATTACTGCAGTTAACACGAATACGAATAAGATCACGGTAGGCACTTCCCTTTCATCTGATCTTAAAGGTATGGCCGTTATCTTCAGAATGAATGAACTCTCGATCCGTCCCATTACAAAGATGAGCATAACCAGATTAAATTTTGTGTACAAACCCACATTTTATTAAGAGGCGATTTTATGGCGATAAATTATAAACGATTATGTATCATCGATATATTCGACTACTCCGGCAATAAAATCTGTAACCTTTATGATTCGAACAGTGATGTCTCAGGTCAGGCTTCTGGTATTACCGAGGCTTCTTCCCGTAACGGCTGGCGAGAATAGTCATTTACTCTCCCGACAGTTATCGAGACAGAGAATGGTAAGGAAGAGAATCCTCGTCTTCAGTTTATGAAGGCCGACTATAAAGTCAGACTGATCAACGAAGACGAGACTGAATGGTACATAATCTCTGAACCTAAGATTACGCACTCAAACAAATCCAGAACAGTGACAGCTTTATGCGGACATGTTTCGCAGCAGCTGAAGTATAAGAACCTCGGTCTAGTATTCTCAGATGACGAAGGCAATAACGTCGGAACCCCAGATACTTTCTTGGACGTGATCCTTGAAGGCACTGGCTGGACGAAGGGAAATGTCTCGAAGTTTTACGAGGATGACGGGAAGACAATTAAATACCGTTCCCTCGTAGCCTCTGAGAAGACCGGGGCCTTCTCTTTGATTTCTAAGATGTGTGAGTTGTTTGATGCGAAACCTATCTTCAGAGGAGATTCGAAGACAGTAGATATCGTCCCGATGAATCCTTTCTCTGAACCGAAGGACGGAACTGTTCCTGATGTCACAACAGCTAAAGGTGTAATCGAACTCCACTATGGAAATAACGTAAAGAATATTACACGTACTCTGAACACAGAGAATCTTCGAACGAAACTGTACGCCTATGGAGCTTACGGTGATAAGACGAATGGTTACTGTGGAATCGACGAGTGTACTCATAAGGAACTGAAGTTCAGGATTAACAGCTCAGTAGCCCCAGGAACTGAGATCAGGTTCCAGTATAAAAACGCACAAGGTGTTACAGTTACAAAATATTTTAAACCTACTGAAGCTCCTCTTGGGCAGATTACGAGTCAGCACACGTTTACCTTCTCTCAGTTGGATCCTGCGTCGATGATGTATGTCTATGATGGTTCAGTTCTTTATGTGGAAGGTTCTGGTTCTGGTTCTGGTTCTGGTTCTGGTTCTTCTGGTTCTTCTGGTTCTTCAGGTGGCGACGGTGAACTTGTTCCTGAAGATCCTGATCCTTCTGATCCCGGTACAGATCCAGGATTGAACTACGAAGTCGATATGGCTTACAAAGTTTACGACGAACCTTCAGCCCCTAATCTCAGCTATCCCAGCGTTACCTATATCTCGAACACAGATATTCGTAACTGGTTCTCGTTTGTGATGGACTTTAATTACTATGACGAGATTGGCCTTCTCAGCGACGATGCTCTTCAGGCTATTGCGCATTTTCAGATGCGTGGGCCTGAATACCTCGAAGCTGTTTACAATGCTTCTCTTAAGTTCGCAGAAGAAATGTCGAAAGTTACAGAACTTGTCGGATCAGTCGACTACGTTAAACTTCAGCCGTTCACAGTAAACACGAGTGGAACCTATGTAACGATTACTCTCGACACGGCAGGATATGACAATGTCACATATACAACTGAGTACAACGTAAAGCCAGACAAGAGATTTAAATGGAAAGCTGCCACACAGCTATACGCCAACGGAGACGCGATTAACTAGGAAGCTTCCGTTGTTTATCTTTTAGATATGAGCTACGAACTCGACCAGAGAGCTTCGACTTATTATAAGCTGTCTCGTGAAAAGGTTGGCGGCGGCTCGATGGTTGTAAACAGAGTAGTCTCGTCAGGCACTGGAAACATATACAACTCGTCTAACGATTATCTCTGGCACAAAACATATATTAAGTCAGTCGACAATGTCAACAACCCGAAGGTTATCACGCTCTGGCTTAAGTCTTCAGACTGGTACTTCGGTTCGGATAAACGTTCAGCTCCAGGTAAGAATCTCGTCGGATATATATTCAAGACGAACAACATTAACGGATACATCGGTTCCTTTGAGTCAGCTTACGAGTCTGTTCTTATGAACCTGGACAGCATTACTACTTTTATAACGACAAAACATCCTGTGTATTTCGTGCACGATAAAAGCAAGATGCCGTCTGTTAGCTCAATAAACGGGTACGCGTGGTGCTATGTTTTTAAGCCAGAAGGATACGGGCAGCTGTTTCTTTATTATTCAGGTATGGACAGTAGATGGCTTCCTGTTTACAGTGTTCCGTATTATAAGGATGACGACTACGTATGGATTGCAGATGACTGGGGTTCGAGTCTTAGTTATCAGTATCACTACAGAGTATTTGACGGAACTATGGCGAGAGTGCAGAACAAATCTGATAGCAACGGAAGATGGATACGGTCAGAGTTTGAGAATACTGAACAGATGAGGATTTCCGATAACACTGGTATTATCGTCGAAGGGTGCGAAAAGAGAGATGTTATACACGCAGGCATTTACGAGAACTATACGCTTAATGTCAGCGATGTAGATCTGACGAAGTATTATTACTACAATGAGTCTACGCGTTTATACAAAGGAAGATATGCGTTCGATATAGGAGACGGCAACCTCCATGTCTTTTCAACAACGAGAGATCTTCTCCCGTCGAATGGAAAACTTGTGTTTAATACAACCAAGCGAATCATTTCACAGTTTTACGGGACATCCGAAACAACTCTTGAGATTAAATCTTACGTGAAAAGTTCTATGGTGACAGCTCCGCAGTTCTTTAAGTCTGTCCCAACCTACGGACGTGATATGGGTTTTAAGCACGGTGTAAGGCTGTGTTCTGATGGAACCACAAAAGACGATAACCAATGGGGAAACGGAACCTCTGCATTTATCAGATGTTTATCCAATGTAAGTTACAAATTCGAATCTCCTTATTATGTCAGAGACAAAATTTATAGAATCAATTTCTATACTAAGACAAAGAAGCTGATTTCTTCATCGACGTCTTTCTATAACTATCCTGATTTCAGAACGCCTGTAGGAGCGTATTATTTTCGTCTTGAGGCTCAAATATATACGATGGAAAACAACGGAGGCGTAGGAGTAAGGATTGTTATGAGGAATCCAGACGACGCTATCGTTATCGATAACGAGATCGCATACGTTCTCTGCGATTTCCGTGTGTTATCCGACGAGGTAAAAGGACTTGTTCCTATGATGAACAGGTTCAGATACACAACAGACAGAGCGTATGAAACTTATTACAAGATTATGAAAGACGCACAGGAACAGTACGACTCTCTTGAACGCAACATGCAGGTTACGCTCGGTGAGTTGTACAGAGAAGGCTATCTCTCAAAGCCTAATTATGTACAAGGTGACGAGGACAAACTCTACGATGATGCTCTGTACGCTGTAAATAAAATATCAAAGCCTGAAGCTTCGTACCAGGTCTCCTATATAGATCCTTACGGTTCAAACAGAGACATGATGTATTACGCTTCACCCATCTCAAACAAAGCTGACTGGCCAAGAATCACTACTGAATATGCAGCACATCTTGTTGACCCGGAGATCTCACTGAATCTATGGGCATATATCGATAAGAGTTCTGTCTGCTACGATAATCCATGGAAGTCGAACATTGAGATTAACACAAACCTTTCTCTTCTGAATCAGCATGAGTTTAAAGACGTTATGGCTCATATAGCCGAGGTGGCTTCAGAAGCTAAAGGAAAACTTTCAATCTATGACAGATCCATGAACATTGACAAGGATGGACGGATTGCGAGCAGTGATATCTCTGGAACTATCGATTCCTCAGTTACTGAGATAACAAACGGAACAATAACGAAACACACAGATACTAAAGGAAATGATGTGTGGGTTTCTCCCGATGGTCTTTCGGCTATCACTATGAACGGCGGCGTCATGAGAATAGCCAGCTCAAAAGATTCAACTGGCAACTGGGTATGGAGAGAGTTTGGTTCTGGCAACGGGTTTAATGCCAGTGAAATTAATCACGGTCAGCTTTCAGGTGAAAGACTTATAGACTCCAGCGTCAGCATTGAGAAGCTTGCACCTACGTTTGTTCAGAATATTATGCCCGATGTATTAACTTCCCTCTTCGAGAGTTTATTCACAGGAGGAGTTTATATTGGGACGAACAAGATACTGCAGATAAAAACTCTCTCAGCTACTATTTCACAAACGATGACGTTGATTGATACTCCAGTTGAAGGGTATTCTATTTCGCATATCTATGTGCTGTCCGATGATCTCAGGCTTGCGCCTTTTGCTGATTGGAATTCAACCTACATCTATGTAACAGTTCCACAGGACCCTGGAAAATTGATTCATTATGTTTTGTTTATAATTTGGATAAAATAATAAGAGAGGTGAGAAATGATGGTAAAAAATAATACACTCTCTGTTAGGTTTGGAAACGACATCTATACCGTTATATCTTCACCGCTCTATCAGTGGGATCATGGTATTACACTTAGAGTGTTTAACGCTCCGAATTCAGTTTAGCAGGGCCACTTCTCCTGTGCAGACGTGAACACGTCACTGAATGTCTTAGGTACAATTCAATCAGGTAACATTCTTCTTTTAAGTATTCCTGATGCTTTACTTTCCTTGGGCAAGCCAATCTTCTGCCATCTCTACAAATCCGTAGGCAGTTCAGGCTATACGGTATATACGATAAAGATTCCTGTAATTCCTAGAGCTCAGCCCACTACGACTTATTACACAGAAGCAGAGACTTCCTCCTACAATGCTCTCGCTGCTGCTTTTAATGTTGAGCTCGACAAACTGAATGATGCTATGGCCGATATCGACCAGGCGAAGAAAGATGTTGCTGATGTACAGGAAAAGATTAAACTGCTTGCTACTAAAGACGAGCTAAGTAACGCGATAGAAAAATCAAAGATTTACGTAGAAAGTGACGAGAAAGGTACTGTTACGTTTAGCAGTACCTTATTTGCCCACTAAGGCAGGTGATTGAATTTGGCGAACATAAACCCTATCCACGAGATCGACGGATCTCAGACTACAGAGTTTATGATCTCCGGCATCTACCAGTGGGATGCTGGGATAAGTATTAAGATCAAGAATATTAAATCGGGTTCGTACAAGATTCAATCAGCCTGTGTCGGAATGGCGACTACAGTAACGTCAAGCCCTACAACGGGATCTGGATATATCCAGTTTCAGATCCCAGATTCGCTGCTAATGGTTGGACAGCCTGTTGTGTGCTACGTCTATAAGACAGAATCCAGTGCCAGCTATACAGCTTATACGATTACTGTCGACGTAATGAAGAGGCCGAAGCCTTCGAGTACGATCTACACGAATGTAAGGACGTGAGTAAATGGCTGAACCATTACATCATCTTAAAATAAAAGCAACTGATGAGCGTAATATTGCTTAGAAAGAATACGAGTACGAAATACAGGACGCGAAGGCCAGGAATAATATTTTAGACTAGACGAGTACGGTAAATAAAGGATTTAGTGATCTAAGGAAGGAACTTCGGGACAAAATAAACGAGCTGAAAGATACTATCGATAAGATTGATGTTAACGGCTTGTCAGCTGAAGGCACAACTAAAGGACAGATTCCAGTAGCAAAAGGTGATAACACCTGGAGCTGGATGACCCCAGCAGATGTGCGTAGTAATCTTAACGTCCCGGTAATCAACGACAACAGTACGTCAACTACAGACGTATGGTCTGCTTCTAAAATCAACAACACGATTCAGACTCTTCCTGTAATTCGCTACGACAAAGCGCAGAACCTGACTACTACACAGAAGAATCAGGCTCTGGCTAACATCGGAGCTGCAAGTATATCTGGTTATGTGCGATATGATGCGAGTCAGTCGCTGAACGAATCGCAGAAAACACAGGCGCGGACAAACATTGGTGCGCAGGTAGCCAAAGATGGAGCAATGGCATTTAAAGGTAACGTAGCGGCTGTTTCTAACCTTCCGACCGGGGCTGCGAAGGGCGATATGTATACCGTAGCTGGTGACGCGGCTTACGTCTGGACTGGTTCAAAGTGGCAACCAGTCGGATCGGCAACCTCCAGTGATGTCGGCAAAAGGCTGGATGATCTGGAGGACGCGGTTGAACAGGTGCAGGAAACCGTGGAAGGTTACGTTCCAATTAAACAAGGAAAGGCAAAAAGTAGAAGCATGCTGATTGTAGATTCTAACGGTAACGTAGCCGCAGATATTCCGTCTGAGCTTTATGTGAAGTCATCGGATGGAACAAAGTTGTTTGTCCTGACATTCAGCAATGAAGGGGCAATCATAATCAGCGAAGTGACAAATTAAAGGGGGTGCGTTCGAGATGGCTGTTACAAAGGTTTACGATTATCTCGAGGGCGATAAAAGGCTGAGTGCGCGGATTGATACGGTTGAAGCTGCGATCGGCGGTCAGGCTCAGATACATTTCAATACGGTAACGGAGCTGCCGAATCAGGGTGCGCCTGGTGTAATTTATCTGCTTGCTAACAAAACTGGTGAAGGCGATGCCTATGATGAATATCTATGGGTGGATGACACCACTGGATACGAACGCATCGGAAGCACAGCTGTCGATATGTCCAACTATGCTCTGAAGAAAGACACCGTACTTGATACTACTTTAAGCCGAGGCAGGAAGCCTAATACAACTGTCGGCAAGGCAAGTTTAGCGTTCGGGTACGACACGGAAGCCAGCGGGTATATCTCAACAGCATAGGGATATCGCACAGCAGCCAGCAATCAAGGAGCTCTTGCCGAGGGTGGCTATACTCATGCGAGCAATATGTACTCACACGCTGAAGGTTATTACAGTAAAGCAAGTGGAACGTATTCTCACGCAGAAGGTAGATCAACAGAAGCGTCTGGACAGAGTTCCCACGCAGAAGGTATGACTACGTCTGCCGCTGGTGATAATGCTCATGCAGAAGGAAACGGTTCAGTAGCAAATGGAAAAGCTTCTCATGCTGGCGGCTACACAACAAACGCATCCGGTGCAGCAACAAGTGTAGTTGGTTCATGCAATATCCAGGAAGAAACATTTGAACCATTTGTTAGCGGGCGTACGTATAATAAAGGTGACAAAGTTACTTATGGCGGCTATGGATATATTTGCATTGCGGAGACAACTCAGTCATCTGATAGCAACATCAAAAAAGGTGACTGGAAATTAATAGTACAAAACAGCGACAACGCTGTTATCGTCGGCAATGGTACATCTGACGAAGAACGTTCCAACGCAGCCACAATCGCATGGGATGGAACTGGTAAGTTCGCAGGCGATATATACGCTAACTACGACTTTGCGAATGGTACTGGCGAAAAGCTTGCAACCGAATCGTATGTAAATGAACATGGTGGCGGTGGAAGCTCTTCAGATGAATACGCTCTGAAGAAAGATACTGTTCTGGATACTACGCTCAGCCATGGTCGCGCAAGTGGTTCTACAGTAGGGCAAAATAGTATTGCGTTTGGTAATAACGTAACCGCAAGCGGGACAAACTCTGCAGCTTTCGGCTCGCATACAGTTGCAAGCGGCATGCAGGCCCATGCTGAAGGTGGCGGTACGACTGCAAGCGGTAACCAGTCTCATGCTGAAGGTGCGGCTACTACCGCAAGCGGAGACTCTTCCCACGCAGAGGGATCCCAGGCTCATGCATCCGGGAAATATGCGCACGCAGAGGCTACTGGTAAAGCTAAGGGTGAGTCGTCTCACGCAGAGGGAACAAGCACAACGGAAGGGCAGTGGTCTCACGGTGAGGGAGACAGGACTAAAGCGACAGGACCATCAGCCCACGCAGAAGGTACTGAAACAACGGCTTCTGGTGGAGCTTCCCATGCGGAAGGTGGATAGACCAGAGCACTTGGGGCATACTCCCATGCCGAAGGATATAACACGGAAGCGTTTACTGAACGGTCACACGCTCAAGGAACTGGCACGAAGGCGCTCGGGATGAATGCCTTCGCTGCTGGAACTTATAACCTATATGATACTTATACGCACTATGGCCAGAAGTCGTCTTATCTTTCTGGCGATGTTGTGGAATATAATGGCAGCTATTATGTCTGCTAGGTCGCTAATGAGGGTGGACAGTGGGACGATTCGAAATGGAAGAAGATACCGTCCGATGGGCCAACAGCTTTTGTTATCGGAAACGGTATGAATGATCAGAATCGTTCGAACGCGTTGCTTGTCACCTGGGATGGAACAGGCAGATACGCGGGCGATGTGTACGCCAACTATAACTTCTCAACCAACACGGGCGAAAAGCTTGCAACCGAAGCATACGTG